ATAAAAGAAACTGACGGATTAATGATTAAGGATGCTGAGTTGTTTGAAGTATCGGTTGTATCGGTACCATGCAATCAAGCAGCTACTTTTTCTCTCGCGAAATCATTTGACTCTCAAGAAGAGTACAATGAATTCAAGAAAACTTTCACCAATCGTGTAGATCTAACAGGTCAGTCTCTGACCAAAGAAGATGAAATATCATCCAACCTGGTTAGTGATGCACCTACAAGCTCCGAGAAATCGGAAAAACAGGAGATCAAAATGGATAACAATGAATCCGGAATCGACTTGGAAGCATTTGCTAAGAAAGTAGCTGAAGAAACTGCTGCTAAAATTGCAATGAAACAAGCCGAAACAAAAGCCGCTGATGAAGCGGAACAAAAAGCTGCTGCTGACGCAGAAGCTGAGAAAAGTGCTCAAGACGAGCAAGTTAAGTCAACTATCCGTACTGGAATTGAAACTGGTACAGAGCGTTTACTAGCAGACGTTGAAGCAAAAATGTCTGAGAAAGATGCTTCTTTGCAAGAAGTTATGGAAACTTTCAAGAAAGAGCTTACAGAAAAGCAAGAAGAGATTGAAGCTTTAAATGCTAGCAAAAAATCTTTTCAGGATCGTGGACGTTCTGCGGACTTGACCTCATTTGGCCAAGAGTTCCTACAAGCTAAACTTTTAGGCGCTATTTCTCGAAAAGGTATGGACACTTCATATGCTCAAGGCATTATGGAAAAAGCTGGTGTTGATGCCGTTGCTCAAGGTAACTTGGACACTATTATCTCTAATCAGTTTATTGATCAGGTATCGTATAACCAACAGTTAGGCGGATTATTTGAAGAGTTGGCCGTAACTTCTGGTAAAACTACTTTACCAATCACTAAAGTACCTAAAGGCGCTGTATTCTCTACTGGCGGTTTTACTGATGCTACCTCTCTTAATGATGACGGTACTCCAGCAAATGGCTACTCAGTTGATGACGTTACAGTTTCAGCTTACCGTTTAATTGCAGGTACTTTTGTATCTAACGACATTGATGAGCAACTTGTTGTATCATTATTGCCACAGATTTCTAATCAACTCGCAAAAGCTCACGCTGTTGCAATTGACGCAGCAATCGTAGGTGGTCATGGCGGCGGCGCTATCAAAGGTTTACTCGCTACTGGCGGTACTCTTGACGTAGCTTCTTTAGCAGACGGCTTTGCCACTGGCACAACTACTACTGGTTCAGCAGGCGCAGCTACAACTAAATACCCAACCCCTGAGCTTTTAGCTGGCTTACGCTCTAATATGGGTGCATATGGTCAAAACACAGGTGATTTGGCTATTATCGTTAATCCAGATGCTTACTACAACATGATCAATATCACAGGCTTTACTGATATTTCAGAAGTCGGTAGTGATCTTGCAACTAAGATTACTGGTGAAGTTGGTAGTATCTTTGGTATTAAAGTTATCGTTTCGGACGCAATGCCCGTAGCAACTAGCTTGAATGCAGCAGGTATCTTACTCAACACAACTAACTTTGTACGACCACGTCTTGGCGGTGTAAACTTTGAGACTGAGTACTCTGTTGTTAATCAGCGCACTAACTTGGTGGCTAGTCAATCAGTTGGCTTCGATCGATTAGTTTCTGATGCAGCTTCTGCACAGTTAATTCGTTACCCAGCAGCATCATAATAATAGTTATTTTAACTATACTAACTTCGGGGTGGTTCGCCACCCCCAAGTTTTTACTAATGGACTTATAACATGGCCGATTTAATAACACTTACAGATTATAAAGAACTAGAGGGTATTTCAAGTACTCAAAATGACGCTCGCACCGAGGTTATTATAGATTCTGTGAGTTCATTAGTAAAAACTTATTGTGGAAATAGTATAATAGATCATTACTCTACTCCAAAAGTAGAAACACTTACTTTACAACATGGTACTAACTTTTTACAGTTAACCGAAAGCCCTGTAATCTCTATCTCGGTAAGTGGAGTAAAAGAAAGAGATAATATGGCAAAACCTTACGTCACACTAGATGACGCAGATTTCGAACTAGATAAGTCAACAGATACTCTATACAGAATCTCTAGCGGTGTGTATAAGAACTGGCCTACAGGTATTAACTCGGTACAGATTACTTACACTGCGGGGTATGTATCAACTCCTGCGGATTTAAAGTTAGCAGTGGCAGACTTAGTTACTTACTACTTAAAAGGCGAACATAAAGAGCGTAGAACCGTAAAAGGTGCTACTATACAGAACCAAAAGAGTGACTTAACATTCCCTGACCATATCAAGAGAGTGTTAGATCTATATAAGAATTACTAATGAGTAGAAGCAGCCAGTTAGCTTTTTTAAAAAAACTACATATGCAGATGTCTTTCAATTCGGACTTCTATAGAGATAATGTAGCAAATATGCAAACTCATACTTTTAGTCTTACAGGTAGACAGCTAAATAAAGCAATAAGAGCTATAATTGACGCATACTTTCCAGATGCAACAAAAGCAAAAAAGAAAAAGGTACTAGATCGTTGTCAAAAGCCTATGAATATCTTTATAAAGAACGTAGGGGACAGGGTAAGAAGTACTTCCAAAACTAGTGAAGGGATACGTAGTATAAAGGTTACCAAAAGATCCGTAGTTGCTGTTTTTGATGCTACAGGAGGAAATAGGTTTGAAAAAATATACGGCCAATATGCTAGAGGGCCCGCGTACGTTAAAGTGTTTACCGAAAGCATACTAAAGGTTTTTGGCGAAGAATTCGGAGCAGTCCCTTTAAAAAAGAACAAGAAAGGAGAGCTAGTAGACTTAAAAGCTGGAGATATATTTAACTTAGAGCATGGTAATGAGAGAGGCATAGTAGAGAGCCTCATAAGAGATGCAGTAGATAATGCAGTATTAGAGTCTAATGTACATACTAAAGCAGATGTTAATAGATTTTTCAAAGAAAATGATGTAGAGCTATCTCTCATCCGAGATACAAAGACTGATACAATGGAAGTCTTTTTGGGCTCTAAGGTAATTAATGCTGCAGAGGGTATAAAAAGTAAAAAGGCTAAAGCTGATTTAGGAAAAGCACTTGTACAGGCTATACAAAAGCTTGAGTCTTCAGGAAACAAGTTAAGCTACATGAAAGGCTCACCCTCTTTTGTAGATATTAAAAAAAGCCAGGCCACAGAAGCCGTATTAGACCCTTTTAGAAAAAAGAAAAAGCATAAAGTTTCCAAGACAAAGAAAGCAAAGACTACGAAAAGCAGTGCTAAGCTAAAGATACAAGTAGGGAAGAGTTTAGCCATACCTTTAGCTAAAAAAGCTGTGCAAAAGAAGAGAGCAACAAAAAGTAAATCTGCCGCTTCGTCTCCTTTACAATTAATGGCTTCTCTTAATAAGGTACTGCCAGAGACAGTAGCTAAAAATATGAAATCTCCGGCCCTTAACTATCAAACAGGTAGATTTGCAGATAGTGTACAAGTTACAGATATAAGTACTACAGCTAAGGGATTCCCTAGTGTGGGGTACACTTACCAAAGAGACCCTTATGAAGTATTTGAGGCTGGTAGTGGTTCCAGGTTTGCAGATTCAAACCGAGACCCAAGAAAGATAATAGACGCGTCTATACGAGAGATAGCCAGAAATATGGCAATCGGAAGATTCTTTACTAGGAGAACATAGTGGTTTCAAGAACATACACCACGAGAAGAAGTGGTATTTTACAAGCCTTGGCCAATAAGCTCAAGGCTATAGATGGCACTGGAGAATATGCTACAAACTTATTTGAAAACGTAAGCCCTAGGCTTTTGTTTTGGGATGAGGTAACAGATTTTCCCGCGATACACTTAAATGCAGGACAAGAGACTAGAGAATATCAAGGCGGCGGGTACAAAGATAGGTTTTTACAGGTAACCGTACGATGTTATGTAAATGAAGAAGAGGCCCAGGATGCGCTCTCCGCTTTATTAGAGGACGTTGAAACCGTATTAGAAGATAACTCCAGCTTAGAATATTTAGACAGAAAAGGGGTAAATCATCGTACCCAGCAAATCACTATAGTTAGTATTGATACTGACGAAGGTGTACTAGAACCTTTGGGCGTCGCAGAGATGACTATTGAGGTTCGATATTAGAAACAACTAGTAGGAACAGACGTTCACGCTTAGTTTTTTCAAGAGAATCATAGGAGAAATACTATGGCAGATACATTATATCTGAGTAGAGATTCCAAGCTTTTTGTTAGTACCCCTGCAGGGTTCAAAGAGACAGAGGCAGCTTTAAAATGGGAAGTACCTATTTTAGAAGGCTTCTCTATCTCTCAAACAGACAATAGCTCGGAAGTTACAACAAGCGAAGCCGTTGGAGCCAATGGCATCACAAGTAGAGGTATGCACAAGTTTAAAACTTCTACAAACCCCTGCGAATTTTCATTCCAAACATACGTTAGACCTTATAAAACTGGTAATGCTGGAGATACCGAAGAAATTGGTGCTACAAACAAATTCAGTGGACAGTCTAGCAACGAGTCTGCCCCTGAACTAGTTTTATGGGCACTTATGGCATCGGCTACTAAATTAAAGGATGACGGACATTATGTTAATCCTTCAGCCGGCACAGCCGCTAGCCCTACCGGGGTAGTAGTAAATCCGGGCGTAGCAGGCGCAAACCCCACCACAGTAGACTTCAGTAAATCAGTAATTGCACAAGCAGCCGCAGCTGATTTAATTTTTGAAGTTAATGAAATGACGGGTAATACTGCTACTCGATATACAGCAGTAGGTGCTGTTATCAGTGAAGCAACCATAGATTTTGATATCGAAGGTATTGCAACTATTTCCTGGACAGGAACAGCTAAGTCTATGTCTGTTACGTCCGGACAAGCTAAGATAGTTGGTGATGTTTCTGAGCGTTTAACAGGTTCTGCAAGCCCTGCTAAATTT